ATGCATTTACAATCTTCACTCCAGAACGCCTTTGACACAAGAAGAGACACAAAAAAAATCTTCGTGGCTATGACACACAAGTTCTCAATTCGTTCCGACAAAAATAAGGACGGAAAATCTTTAGTTTTTCTAATAATAAGATCCGGAAAAGCAAAAACTACTATGAACCTTGATATCAGGATTGAACATAAATTCTGGGATAACATTAAAGGCAGAGTAAAAAAATCAGATAATTTTGAAAATTTCAATATAATACTTGATACCATTGATGCCAAGATTATAACAATAAAAAGAGATTTCTTAATCATGGAGAAAGTCTTGTCCCCTGAATTATTAGTAGAACACATTAATAATAGTACTCCTAATTTAGATTTTATTTCATTTTGTACCTACCATAGTGAAAATGGGAATTACAAACCAAATACTTTAAAAGCCCATAAAACAGCAATCAAAAAATTAAAAGAATACCGAAGAGAAATTCCCTTCTCAATGCTTTCATTAGACTTTTTCGAGAAATACAGGAAGTATCTTTTAGAAAAAAAAGGAAATAAACACCCTACTTGTTTCACAGATTTTAAAATAATAAAAAAATTCATTAACCTGGCTGATGATCATGGAATAAAATTGCCTTTTAATAAAAACAAATTCATTGTAGTGGAGCCTGCATCCACACCCGTATTTCTAATACCTGGAGAAATGGAAAGTTTGGTGGAATATTTTTTCAACAAATTTATCTCACCTTCTCACGTTTTACCATTAGGATATTTTTTATTCTGCTGCTATACAGGCATGCGTATTTCCGATGTGCAGAAAATACAACGTTCAGATCTTGAGAATGAAATTTTCAGTTTTAAACATGTTAAAACTGAAAATTTTCAGCAAATGAAAATACATCCAGAATTAAGAAAAATACTTGATCACTGTCCAGACCTTTTTATTAACAGGCTTAGTGAACAGAAAATAAACAGTCATCTAAAATTTGTGGCCAAAGTCTGTAAAATTGAAAAGAATTTAACTACACACGTAGGTAGGCACACTTTTGCAACCACAATACTCCTAAATGATGGCAATGTCGCTAAGCTGCAGAAACTTTTAGGACACTCCAAAATCAGCAATACGATGAGATATACTCACTTGATTGATACAGATGCGATGGACGAAGTTGATAAAATTTCATTTTTTAGTAAACAGTCTCAGTAGTGATATCTATTTCATATGTTCCTTCATTCAAATCTTTAGTCCAACCAGTAATGATATGAATGTTATTGTAACATTTAATGTAGTCACTAATCTTAACCTCAAGATCATCTGCCGGTATCTGGAATTTCCAATTAAACTCACTACCATTCACACGTTGCCTTAGCCACTTTTCCCAATTAGAATAGAATAAATCTGGAAAAGTGGCTTGCGGCTTCGCAATTGCGTTGTTTTGACCAGAATTATCAAGTCCGTTGTAAAAAACCAAAGCTAATACAGAACTGCTGTCTTTTTTTACAGAAGCAGTTAAAGGAGAAAGCTCCTTTCTTTTTTCGACTGGGAGAGGATATCCGTTGATCTCTATTACTGTAGTATTGTCATTTTCTTCCTTATTGATAGTTACTCCATCTTTATCAAAATAAATACTATTAAGTTTAAAATCTTCCAGATCAGTATTCTTTAAAACGTAGGACCGCTTCTGAAGCAAATTCCTTTTCGGAGATTTAATTTCGCTTACTTCAAAATTCTTGATATTGTTCGGTTCTTTATCACCTATCCTGTTCATCGAGATTACATTTTCCTTGATAAAAAATTCATAGTTGAACCAATTTCTTATAATATTAACAAACTCACCCACAGTCATATCAGGAACAGCTCTTTTCAAATCTATTTTATTAGGGTTTTCAACTTCAGCATCATCTGATTGCGACGATGTATTAGAAACTATAGATTTTGATTTTAACTGATATTCTAAAACATTATATCCTTCATTAAATCCTATAACAAATCCTACAATAACAAATGCTAAAGATACATTGTTGACATTAAGATTTAATGAAAATGGAACTGTTACATCTTCATAACTAGAATAAAATTTTTCATGTTGCCATATATTATTACCATTAATCTGTATTACAAATTTCAACATTGTCTGCCCTCTCACTTTTGCATGAAATTTTCCATTGATAAAAATCTGATCATTAAAAGCTAAAGAAATAGTTTCTCTGTAGGTATATCTTGGTAAAATCGCCGGGCCACCTTGAAGGTACAGGGTAACATTTTCGTAACCTTCATAATCATTTACAGTCAAATTACGACTATTTTGAAATTGAGAAACCTTATTAAAATATTCTGTACCCGAAAAAACCCATGCGTTCTCAAACATACTGTCTATTAGGACATCACCTTTCAAAATTAAATTTGCATCTTGAAAACACTTTCTGAGTAGATACAAAAAATGAACACATGGATGAATGATATTTTTGTTAAAAATGTTGCCTGCTGAATCAACTTCATTACGCACCATTTCAAAACCTCCCACATCAAGATCGTTGTAATAACCATTAAAAGCATCCCACATTTTATCATCAGGAGAATATTTTGAAGTATATATTCTCGGAAAATTAAAATTTGTTTGGGGATATTTCTTACCACAGATTTCCTTTGCATAAATATGGATGTCCGAAACATCAAACTGCTCGAGAGACAGCTCAGATAATTTTTTACTCCAATTGGGTAATTCCTCAAAGCCAAAATCAATTTGACCTGTTAAGTATTTACCTTCGATTGACTCAATAATCAGCCTTCCTTCATGTAAATAGTTCTCAAACAGCAAAAACCCCTCAATTTTACTATCTAAACCAAACGTTTCATAACTATCAAAATCACCAAACGAATTGATAAATTCTTCATCCATATAAATCTCAAATGGAAACATGAATTTAGAAAACATCTTATCATTTACTTTGGAATTGCTTTCTTGGACAGAAACCTTTTGTTTGCTGAGATCGAGAATTCTATTACTATTTGTAAAAAACTTTACTTCCATTATTCTACTATTAAAAATTCCAGTTCTTTATTTGCCAGTTCTTCCAATGAATCACGTAATATATGCTTCTGTAAAGTGCTGAAACATCTATAGACCTTATCATTTATTTTGATATAACAAAGCCTACTTTCAATTATTTTTTCAATTAAGCCCAACTCTTCTTTCATAAAGAATCCCGAATTAACAGTCAACATCTTTACTTTACTAAAATCATACTTCTCATTCTGGATGTTAAAAACACTCTTAGCATAAATATGACTGTAATCTGAGGAAATTTTAAATTCCCCTGTGAACGAAAACCATTCAGGGCTAAGGTTATCGTTTTCAAAATGGAGATGCAGAATCTTATTATATTTTGGATATTCATAATACACAACTTTTTTATCACCATACTGGATTGAGTCTATATCATTTGTATCTTCTATTTTTTCGACTATAATATTACCATCAAAAACTTTAGAATTAAAAAAAACAGCGTTAGGATTTCTTTTCCTAAACATGAAATTAGTAAGAAGAGGATATCCTTCCGGTTTTGATCCTGGTAAAAGTTTTATCTCCGGATGAAGTTCTGTGAGCAAAATGTTATAACTAGAGTCTAATTCTTCAGCCTTAAAGCTTACTACTGCATTTTTCATCAACTCAATTTCATTATTCACACTAAAAAAATCCCCTTTAAATCTGGGAAATTGCTTTTGTACTTTTTCACCTATGGCAAAATCGGCCTTATCATTTACGTAAGGAATGATATACTGATTTTCTTTTACCATTTCCACCCCTAATTGATTAAAAACTGCCTTGATAGTTATCTTTACAAATCTTGATGATAAATTCATCTTATTGAAAGTTATTTTAGGTATATCCATACAAAAATTATTTCCCGAAATAGGAAAATTAATGAATGATACCACAGATAGTACCACTTCAATTACTATTTGTTTATTATCATAGTCTACCTTAATTTTTCCAGTATATATACCACTCGAAAGCATAGAAGGAGGAATAGTTGAAACGGTCACATATGTTGAAGCACTCCCACTAACAATAGATGTATTTAACCAACTTGGAGATGAAATTGTAAAACTTTTGTTTTCAGGGTTTGTTAAATAGAAATTTGTAGTAGCGGGCTGGGTATTAGATTTTATTATTGATAAATTAATTGCACTTTTATCTAAAAAAATATCTGCATTTTGACCAATAATTAAATTAATATTCACATCCGTTACACGAGTATTTCCTGACTTGAATAATCCTCCATTTACAATAACACTTCCATGAGATGGTAGATTTGGATCATTCGCCATATTTAATCCTACTAAGTCAAATTTGTTAGTTACACCACTTTTTGATTGAAAATATTGCGCTTCAAATTTTAACTCTACCGGAGTGGTATTATTCAAAACTTTAACCGAAGTTTCCCCTGAGAGTGTTCCCGTCTGTCTATTAAAAAATACATTATACTGGTTTAGTTCAACTTTGATTGAAGCACCACTATTATTAATAGTCAAAGTCACAATGTAGCTAACAAAATCGTACAAATTTTCCAGCCCTTGATATTTCCCATATGCAAAAAACGAAACCTGAGTATTATATATCCCGTTTGGCATTGCTGAGACATTTCCAATATTTACAGAGATGTTCTTAACACCGGTACCACTTGTAGCTATTTCACTGCCAACTACAGAAGCCCCGGAAATAGTTAGCCAAGGTGCAACAGGTTCTATCACATCAACTGAGTAAGTGATTCGTCGATTTGTCACCAAAGAATTATAAGCAAGTGTTAGAGTAAATGCAGAGGCATTAGGCTGCTCTTGTGAAGCATCCCAACTTAAATTTTGTCCATAGTTGCTTAACATCAGTTGAAAATAAGGGCCTGTCCCTCCCTCCGGATCGATCATATTTATAGGCATATTAATGTTTGTTTTTAGATTGTAATTTTTGATACTCCTGAATCATTTCATCAATATCTTTCCCATTTCTCGCACTTTTTACTATATAAGAAGGAATTCCATTTGTTTTAATATCCTCCATTACATTTGAATATCTATGCAGCGCTTGAGCAATAAGAATATTAGCTTCATCTGATGAAACAGACGTTGGTTTTAATGGAGAAACGGTATTAAATCCTGATTCAAAACCTTTTGCCCTGGCATTGGCTGTGTAAATTGCATCCTTAAGCGCAGGGGAATATGTCGTCCATGTGGGATTATCAATAACCATTTCTACTTTATTTTCGCCTGCAATAAAATGAGTCGGCCTATCAACAAGGCCAGACGACAGCTTTTTACGTCGAACATTAAAGCGTCGTCCATCTTGCTGTCTTATCATTGGATACTCCTGATCCATCATATTGTAACCATCTTCATATCCTTCTGCGGTAGGAAGCGGAGTTCCCAATACGGTTGCCAACTGAAAAGCACCCAAAGCTCCAACAACAATAGACAAGGGAATAGCCATTGGGTAACCTGGATCACTCCAAACTTTCATTATCCCCAAGGCAGTATTACCAATAATATTGGCAACCTGCATATTCCTTTCTCTTTTCGCTGATCTTACTGATATTTCCGCTTTCTTCTTATCTAACTCTGTATCCGCCTCAATGGTTAACTTCTTAAATGTTTCCTGACTAATAATTCCAGCATCCAGCTGTTGCTTTAGTTTCTTCTTTTTGCTATCTGCATTTCTCTCATAGGTCTGCAGTTGTCTTTTCTCATTAGCTTCGACAAATTTATAGTAAGTGGAGAAGGCTGCCTGTAGAGCCGTAACAGCCCCTTGTAATGTCCCGAGCATATCGGTCCCCCTGTCTAAATTGTTGAACATTTGGATCCATTGGTCCTGATTCAAGCCAAGAATGTCAACGTTACTATCTTTTCCAAGATCACCTTTGGATTTTTCTTCTTTATCCTGATCCTGGCCAGAAGCTTTAGCTTTAAATTCTGCAATTTTATTTCCTGCTTCGGTTATAAACTTCATAACCTCCTTGCGCTGATCTTCAGTAAGAAGAGTCAGATCAAAACCTTGGTAAAGGGTAACCATTGCAGATAGGTGAGCCACCTGAAGATCAATTTCCTGCTTATTATAAATCTTTTGAAGAGCATCCCTTCCTTCAGCCCAGGTTTTTATTTTATTGATCTCCTTTGATTCAAGACGATCTTTTAAGCTAAGCTTAAGCTCCGATAGTGTATTATACTGTGATATCTCTTCATTATAATCCTGCTGAATTTTTGCTACATCAGCCTCATGCGATCGTTGTTGATCGCTTATTGATTTCTGATCACTTTTATACTTAGCTGATAATCTTTTATTGTTAGAAATCGCATCTAAAGACGACTTATAATCATCCAGTGCTTTATTGTTATCAATCCAAGATTTCATTAAGGCATCAAACAGCAATTTATCGTCTCCTTTGGCTTTATCTATTTTTTTCTGAAGAATATCAATCTCAGTCTGCCCAACTCGCTTTTTATCAATCTCTACTTTTTTTCTTTTTTCCTGAAGATCAATTTGTGCAATTTCTTTATCATACCCATCAACCATTGCTTCAATAACAGCATCAGTTTTGTTAACCTCAAGTTCACGAGCTAATTGTTCAGCCTCTTCCCCGGACTTTCGCATTTTAATAACCTCTTTGTCATGCTGGTTAGCATCACGTTCTGCTTTTTTCTCAGCAGCTAGACGTTCACGTTCTGCTTTCTTCCTTTGTTTCTCGGCTTCCTTCGCGGCTTTATCTCCTTCGGGATCAGGAACGAAATAATTTGATTTGGCATTTTCCTCACGGGATTCGTTAAGCTTACCAGCCTTAATAGTATTCTCTTCAATTGCTTTTAAATACTGATCATCATCCTTAATATCTTTTATCTTATAGGCTAATCTTTCGCCCATCAAATCTTTAATTATCTTATTACTGGCAGCCAGCAATTTAGAATTGTCAACATATCTGATATTTTCTCCTGATGTTTCCCCAATTTCAGTTTGACCATCACCCCTGGAATCAATTTCAAACTTCTTTTTTTGCTCTTCTATCATTCTTTGTCTCCATTCTTCATCTCTTTTCAATCTTTCGGATTCCCTCTTCTCTAATTCTGCCTGAGCAGCTTTAGCTCTTGCCGAGGCAATAATAGCATCCCGCAAGTTTAAATATGATTTTCTTAAATCTTCATTTTTAGCGGACTCAGCATCTAAATTTCCAAAATAAGCAGGAAATTGTTTTTGTAAAGCTTCAATTGCCTTTTTCCTCTCATCAGTCCCCTCTTTTGCTTTCATCGCTTTTTTATAAGCAATATCTAATTGGGTTATCTCTTGTGCAGCACCGGCAACACCTTCTTTCATAACATCATTAAGAGACTTTTGGGCCTTAGATGCTTCTTTTGCTCCATCAGAGAAAGTTAAATATGCGGTTGCAACTAAGGTGATAATTGTTAGAATAATTCCTAATGGATTAGCCCTAGCAGCAGCATTAAAGCCTTGCATTGCGAAAGATGCCTGGGCAGTATTACGGGCAACTAAAGCATAACCCGCACCCATGAGCGCAAGTCCCATTGTATAAAGAGTATTTAATGTTCTACCAATAGCAGTAACAAGATTTCGGGCCTTTTCGACAATTGATAAGGCTAAAACTCTTTCAGTTGTCGTCACCAATAGAGCATTATAGACACCTGTTAAATAGTTATACGTTACAGTCGAAGCAATAAGAACCGCAATAATTTTTGTTAAAAATATCAAAGTATTTCTGAATCCTGTAGCTACTCCACTCGCATCTTCCACAACACCAATAAATCTACCAAATGCTGTCACAGCACTTTCCAAAAATTGAGCAAAAATTTTACTGGTAAAACTTTCCGCTATTTTTCGCTGAACCTTTTCGTAAATGGCAGCAGCATTATTATTTACTTTATTAAATTCGTCCTGCAATGAAGTTCCTTCCTTTACTGCTTCACTCGCAACTTTTACACTTTCACGGAATTTATCTGTGTTCTCCGTTGCCGCCCCAATAACTCTTTGGACCTCATTGTCACCTAGCTTAAGTGAGTCTAACACTGTTCCAACCTGAACTGTATCGAGCCCTTTAAGCCCTTCAGAAAATTTCAGGAAAAATTCAGCAGGATTAGTATTAATCATTTCTTTAACCTGTGCCACCGGTAGTTTCATAATCTGAGCAAAACCAGTTGCATTTGTGGATGCTACCCTGATAAATTTCCCAAATCCGGAGGCCCCTATCTCTGCATTAATTCCAGATTCTTCCAAAGCAGATCCGAAGCCAAGTAGAGTATTTAATGGAGGTTTCATTGCTGGAGGAAGTGCCCCTAATCTTGTAACAAAATCCGCTATATTCTGCTCACTTGAGGCCCCCTGAGCAGCCAGCTCATTTAAAGCTGACCCTACTTGATTAATGGAGGTTGCAATAGGTAGATCCTTAGTTTCTTTGTAAAGTGATGAAATTCTGCCTAAAGAATCAGCCAGATTATCTATACCACCCTTCCAAGAGTCTCCTAATGCAACATAAGCTTTATCTACTTCTTTGGTAAAATCTTTTATTTCTCCTTTAGCAACTCCTAACCTACCTCCGACTTCAGCAATCTTTAAAAGATCTATTTTCTTTGTCCTTGTATCAAAGTCAGTAAATGATCTAGCCAGCTCTTCAACCTCATACCTTGCCATTCCCGTTGTCTTCTCAACTGCAGACATAGCATCAGCCATTTCATTATTCTTATCTATAATCTCCTGAATAGATAAGGTAATCCCCGCTATAGTTCCTAAAGTAGCAGCAACAATTCCGGCATATTGATTAAATGCATCTGCCAACTCACCAAACGATCCAGACCCTTCATCTGCCCCGTCATTCACTTCTGCCAATCTATCCCGGACTGCGGCTAGCCTCTCCTCCAGTTCTTTTGCTTCTGGGGTCTTTGGTATCACATGCTGGAGTTGTGCCTTTAGCTGCGAAGCTTCCTTCTTCAATTGAGCAACATTAAGCCTATTGATATCCAAGCTTTTAGTAAGCTCATCTACCTGATCTTTATTCTTAGCGATAATATCACTGTTCTCTTTTAACTCATCATTTACTTTATCAATCTCAGGCTGTAACTGATCATAAGATTCAATAAGCTTTCTTTGCTTCATCGTAAGATCATAAATGGCCGTCTCCAGCCTCTTACTTGTTGCTATTCCCTTTACCCTTGTATCTTCTATCTTAGACTGTATCTTCTGATACTCCCGAGAGCCAGCATCATACTGTTCCTGCTGCCTTTTAAGCATTTTGATAGACTCTATCACAGCAACAGACTCCTGTTGCTTCTTTGACTTAAGATTGTCGATTTTATCAGCATAGCTATTGATGGCCTTTTCTTCAGATTTTCGCTGTCTCTCTAATGCACCCAGAGTCTTGGTAAGCTCTTTATTAGTATTGGAGTACTTAAGTATATCTTGATTGAGCTTGTATATTTCCTTTTGAGCAGGGTCAGAATTCACGGCAATAGTCATGCGCATTATCTCATCCCTAATCTGTTTACCTGATGCCATTTGATTACTTGTTTTGGCAAAGTTGCCTAACTCATACAGCATCCGTTGTGACGCGCAAACCTATAGATTTTGTCAATCACCAAGCCCGTTAGGGCTTAAAAATAGCCCAAAATCGCTAAAACCCCCTATCCATGGGCATCTATCATATATCTGAGGTGCTCGATTCACCGCGATCACCTCATACGTCATAGAGCGGGTCGGGGTGAGAATGGAATTCAATTTTTTCAAAAAAAACAAAATAGAGTTTATCTATTGATTTTCAATATATTAACAATTTTGGATTTTTGAAAATATTCATTTTTTACCACTTCGCAATGTCAAACTTAGCTAGTTTTTAACAATTCTAAATAACTGAAAGTCAACAAAATAACTTATAAAAAGTTCGTTTTTTCGGTCTTTTTTTCGTAAATTTACTACAGTAAACGATTAATAATGAATGACTTAACAACAAAGGCGAACGGAGCGAACAAAGTAACTCTTGCCACAGACACCACAGCGAACGCTAAAAATGAAACAAAGAAAAATGACGTTAAACCTATCATTTTTGACACTACCGCGGAAAAGAGAATAAAAAATAATGAGCACTTTCAGCAGGTATGCAAAAAGTACAGTTTTTTAAAAGAAAAATCTGACGAACTAAGCGCCTACGCAATAGGAAGAGACGGTATAAAAGAGACGGTGAAAATTAAAAATGCCGATTCTATTTCTTTTGAAATTTCAAATTCTGTGATTATTGGGAAAATTCTCAATTTATGCCAGGCTGAACTTTACGAACTTGTAGAAAAATCAGAAAAGGAAGTTCTTGAATTTATAGTATAATATAAACAAAACTAGCGGAGTTCTCGACCGCTCCGCTAGTTTTTAATAATTAATGACATGACTATCATCGACCACAAAGATATTAAATTATCAGCCAAAGTACAACAGATTTTATTTAGTAGAGGGTACAGCCACATTTTTAACTGGGAAGACTACAGTTTTTATAAGGAACAAACAAAAAATGCTATTTTCAGGGCTGACAGCATTGCAAACCTCTTTATAAAAGATACATGTGAATTTTCAGATTATGCCGAATACGAATATTAAAGGCATTACAATGGAAATTAAAGTTCATAATGGCGTCATTTCTGCGCCCGAAAACAATCAAACAATATTTTATATACAATCCAAAGGAAACAACGCAGGAAGACCGTTATTAAGCCCCATAACAAACTGTTGGGAGGTGAAGACCTTTAGGTCTGTAGATTTTGAAATATTATATATTATTTTCGAAAGCCGAATTTTAGAACCTTTCATTGGCGGATCTGTCATTCCGTTTATCAGATTGCATGATTATAAAAATATTATCAAACCAATATTAAACAACGCTATCAACGAGGACAACAAAGTAAATGAAAAATATCTACAGATCCGGAAAATAGAAACCCAGATAAAAAAACAAGAAGAGATTAAATATCTTTTATTACAGCTAAAAAGCACTATATCCAAAGAGGTTTTAAAAACAATAAAAAAGCACCTACTTTAAAGGTGCTTTTTGCTTTTTAAAAAATTTTTCGGCTGCGCCGTTTCACGTCTCGCCGATTTATGGAAAACCCTTAAGGGGTTTGACAGTTTTGCTAATTTCCTGCTCATTTCCCTAATTTCATCATTAGAGATTGGTTGGAATTTACCAGGAAAGGCAGAAATTAAATCATCCTCCAGTAAAGCTTTAATATTTATTGTTTGAAATATATTATTTACTCCAAGGCCACTTAATTTCCTTAATACAAATTCTATCTTTTCATCTGAAAGATCTTTGTAACACTCTTTAAATGAATAAATATCACGTTCTGAGTAAATTGTTTTTTCAGCCAATTTTCCCTCAAAACTTAAGATCCTTTCAGTAGTACTGTTGATGTTTATTACAAAGTTTCTTAATAATTCGTTTTTATAACTCATGTTTCCAAAAGATTAGGCAATCCAAATATAGTGAATTCTAATGAGTAACCGGAGCATAAGATCCTCCAGAAGTATATGTTTTTTTCATAATATCCATGTACTTAGGGCGGCACATATAATACTTCAAGGCATCACTCATATTTGTAGACCACATCGGCAGCCTGGCACTTGGCATACTCTCTGATGTTTTATCTTTTTTAATTCGCTTGACACCTGTTTTTTGATCGGGTTTAATAATTTGTTTTGAAATTTCCATTGAAGACTTCAGTTCTTTACATTGAAACATATCAATCAAAAGTCTGGGATATTTTGAGTTCGCTTCACTCAAAACTCCTTTCATTAAATTGAATTCTTCCTCCTGATAAATTGTACCTTGGCCCCGGCTCATTAAATTAACTTTCCATGCACCTTTACTCTCATCCAAAATAGCATTCTGAACTGCAAGCGCCATATCCCTTCCAATTTTTTGCCATTGATTTCCGGATCTATCGTAATAAAGATCCAATACTTTCATCTTATGATCCTTAAAAAACTCACAGAAAAGACCAGCAATTGCTTTTTCACTTTGTTCAAGTGTATAAAGATTTTTTAAAATCCGCTGAATAAAACCCTGCTCCTGCCCTAAAACCATCGACATCATATTTCCAAAGTCCATCCCGGCTTCCAATTTTTGACGATGATTAATATGTCTTAATCCCAAAGATGTTAAAGCCACCTTATCTCCAAATCCAAATGGATCAAAAAATTCAAGCAAAAGGCCATCGTCATAAAAATTCTTTGCAGACAAGTATGGATAAAATTTCTCTCCTTGTTTTATCTCATGCTTCATTGTAAGAATTGACGGACGGAACTGCTCCGGACCTAAAACTTTCAATTGTTCTTTGAAATAATCTAACTGCAGAATATCAGCATTCGCAAATGTGGAAATCATTACGAATAAAGTTGAATTCATTCTTACTTTAGCTAATCTCTGATTCCAACGGTGAAAAGATCTTTTTTGCCTGTCATATTCCAGCTGATCACGCTTTACGTAAGCCCTTGCCAAAGCTGTCTTGATCTCATTCACCACTAAAGAAGCATACAGAATATTCTTCAGCTGCTCCGGATCCACATTCTTTTCCTGTTCTAAAATCCAGTCATATTCGTTTGAATTCAGAATATTCGGCATATCTGTTGTGAATGTTTTCCCCAGATAATAATGGGAATGACCAAATCGCATTTTTTCACCCCTTGCGGCTGGCAAAAGCTTGTCAAGTTTATTTTTATCAAGATACTTAACTTCGTCTCCGAAAATATGCTGATAAGAATCCCCGGCCATGGAAGAAACGACATCCATAGATGCCAGCTTAAAGAAACAACCATTGTAAAAGGACATTGTATGTTTATAACTCAATGGTTTTTTATAAGGCTGCTTAAAACTTGCCGGAGGCCGATCATTCGTAACATAATGAACCCCTTCTTTTAATCCCAAATCATTCCAACCTTTAATCATGGAAGGAATTGTATTGGATAATAAGTTTGTATAGTAATCTCCGACAAGGGCAAAATATGCCGTCGGCATAGCTTTAATAATCCGGATGGATCTTCGGGCCTGAATCTGTGTGGTTTTTCCTGTCCCCCTACCTCCAATCATATAAAGATTCGTAGGATCAAAAACTTCAATCCCCATTCCGGCACTGTTTACGTATTGATATTCTGCATTTCCTTTATACGTACCGTTCGGCTGCTCAAAGATTCTGTTAGATGCCATTTCTCGGATTGTTTTCGTAATTCAAGAATTTAAGAGGGAATTTATCTACTTCATCTTTTGCTGCTGCTTTTATTTTTTCCGGCACATCCGGAAGCCCGTCTATGAATGCACCTAATTCTCGGCGGTCAATAGGCTCCTCACCAAACATTTTAATATCCGTAGTAAGGATCTGAATCTGTTTCATTAAATCTTCTTCCATCTCTCCAGCTTCATCTTTGTCTAAATCGAGAACATTGGCAGCTTCCCGCAAAATCAAAACTGAGTAGTAAACATCTTTGGAGTTTTTTGCAATTCTTATTGCCATAGCAAAAGATTTGACCATTTTATCAGAAATCAGTTCTTTCCATGTTTTTTTAGAAAGCTGATTTTCAGAAGCAAAATAGGTAAGTGCATCAGTTACATATTTCTTTGCCTGGAAACGCTGTAAATTATCTACGATTATGAGATGGGAAATTATTGATTCTATATTGGGAAACTCAAACATTCTTTTATACATTCCCCAAACCTTTTCCAGCATCAGCATATAAGCAGCAATTTTGGGAGGGACATTCTTGGGATCTCCAAATTCCAGCCACTCAAGTAAATCATCTAATTCAATATCATCCAAATTCATTATTCTGTATTAAAGATTTCATTTTTTATATTCTCCAAGTTCTGAGCTTCCCATATCTTATTAATCTGCTGAATTGCTGTAAGATTTCCTTTTTTAGCATTTTCCAATGTAATTCTATTCACAGAAGTCTGGTTCAATATCAACCCTTTTTGGTAAGAGTCAAAGATGGGCGTACCGGCTGTTTTAAAATCATGGAGAAACAAGCGCTTATTGACTTTCAATACATCCGCAATTCGATCCGCAGAATTTCCTGCGGACGAAAGCTCTTCAATCATTTCCAATGCCTCATCAGAAAGTGGGCACCACACGGGAATTGTTTTATTTTTATTTTCTAACATTAGTTCACTCTATAAACAACTTTACAATCTGAAAACAACCTTTTCCTTAGGTCATAGACCTGTTGAGAATTGATAAAGCAGTATTGCTCATAACATGCATTATCTCCCCAGTTACCGGAACCTTCTATGCAAAAAAAATCCTCCTTTGTTTTACATAACGTGAATTTGCTATGATTCCAGGAATAGATTACAGTAATACTTCCATCAGTCTCTGCCCAGGAATTTATTGCATCACATACTTTAGGATTTCTGCTCATCATGGAGTCAGAAATAAGCAAAGTGATTTTACCAATCTTTCCTTTTGATTGTAATTCCTGAAGCGCAACAACTACCTTCATTGAAACTGAATAGGTAGTGGCATACAATTCTTCGATAAAATAATGATGTGCAATTTTAAGAACGAAAGTAATCGCATTGAAAGACTGCATCGTCTGAAGAAAAAAACCTTCACCATCTTCCGGAAAACGTTGTAAATCACCTCTGAGATTTTCGATTCTTTCTGTATGAATGTTCAGAAATTTAGAGGTAAAGGCGGAATCATTAGTTTCCGCCTCCTGGTTATTAGAATTCACCCCGATATCGTCCTTGCTGAAAAGCATATGTTATTTTTTAGTTAAGAGGATGATTAAATTCCTCTTTCAGCCTTTTTTCGATTAACTCTAATTTATATTTCCATCTTGCAACATGCTCAGGTTTTTTCTCTTTATCATACCTATGGATATTCTTTTGCGAATTCACTCTAGCTTTTACAAGATCTACTTCCTGCATATCATAAACGTCCTGTTTGAGACGTAAATACTCTAAACTCGGATGTTTCCCTAAAATCCTACCCTCACTATCTCTATAGAAATCTAGTTCTTTTTTAATGATTTGATTCACTTCAAAATGTGCTAAAGCAGATTTTGCCAGCTCATACAATTTTTCTTCTGCATCATTGTCATTTTCTGCCTCCAAAATATCTGCATGTACTGCTGCATATTTTTTATAAGCTGTGATCTTGTCGGTCACCAATGCCTTTATCTCCGTTGATGTATTCTCATCGTTCAAAAAAGGATATTCTTCTCTAAGCTTCAACCCTTCCATTACATCTGGATTTTCGTCCAGCTTTAAAGCAGCAAGAGTTTCTTCAGCTTTCTTTTGTGATGCAGAAAGTTCTTTAAACTTATCAAGTGTTTTTTTTATTTCATTCCCATTTCCAAAAACAATCCCTTGTACACCGGATTTTTTTTCATCCATTGGCGAATCCTCGTCATCTTCCTTAAACACAGCGACATCTTTATCCGATATATAAAAATGTTTTTTAATATCATAGATTAGATTCTCCAGTTTCTGAGGTGTATAACCCAGCTGATAGTGATAAACCTGCCTAACACTGGTTTCATCTGCGTACATCCTTAAAAGTTCATTGTAACGAACTTTATCTCTTTTACTCTCCTCATTTTTAATGAGTTTTATAATTTCATTTCTCATATGAATAATTTTTCATTATGTAATACTTTCTTATTGTAATGTAAATCAGTAGAAATGGATAATGAGTTTCTAAATAGTTAAATCCAAAAAAATAATCTTTTATGACTTGTACCAGCTCACACAAAAAAAGAACAACCGAGAAAAGATCTATCAAAGCGAAGAGACAAGATTTGGAATACATTATAGCTTTTTGATTTTCCCGTCGCTGCCTTTCCAGAACTCCAAATTCTAAAACGAAAAATACAGCCATGCCAATTAGCAATAGTATTTTCGCTTCGCCGGGAATCCAAAATCGAATGATAATCATTAGAATCAACACTACTATCTGCATGATAATAAATTTCTTGTGCCACTTATCCATTCCTATTATTTTGAACAAACCTAATGCGATCACATAATAATAGTTGTGACGCACAAAAAAAGCCGTCAATACATGACGGCTCTCAGATAGTTATAATTATTGCTCAAATATATCAATCCTCAAAAAGATCCTTATCATAAAAAGTAGTCACATATTGATCTTCATCTACTAAAATCATAAGATCTCCCTTCCTTTCCCAGAGGGATCCTGCATCCACAAGTATACCTTCATACGAAAGCACTTCCTTTATATTACGGTAATTTTGGGTCTTCATTGTTATTAATTTTCAGGATATAAAGAATAACATGAATTATTGTACTTAGTATTATAATTACTAATTGCATTTTCCTTCGCAGAATCTTTCGTTCCTCCGTAGGCATAAGTTTCTCGATCTTTGGAATTGGTGATTTTGGCCAAGAAAACACCATTGAAATTTTGAAAAACAACTACTAATTCTTCATTGTTTTGTAGTACTGTGGCTTCAGGAGCCGTTAGTTTAGAATGTCGCATTTTTATAATTTTTAAAGAAAAGTTTCCCTATAATCCACAAAAAAGCCTTGGCTTCGTGGAAAGTTGCGACACTCAATAATTTCCAGGGAAATTAACCACTACAGCCAAGGCGTAATTTATATTCGTAATTGTTGATTGGAGTTTTAAAGACTTTCCCTGTCATTATTGAATGTCGCACAGCAAATATGCGATTTTTATTTAATATATCCAACAAAGACATATAATAAAATTTTACCAATCTTCTGAAGAAGAGGCTTTACTTTCATTCATAAATTGTTTTAAGAACATAATTAAAGGCTCCACTTCTACGGCTATCTTTTCTTTCATCTCTTTATATACCTTTATTCTGGTTCCAGTCGGACCAAATTTGTTCTGGGGGTCTTCAGCAGTCGTTATATACCCAAAAGACATACTTTTCCCTTCATGATTAAAGTTTCCGATATCATACTTATATCTCCCATCTTTACATGAAATACTTATTTTATAAGAAATTTTCCCGATAGTAGTTCCACTACCAATCAGATATCTACTTCTGTAAGGAAAACTAGCTTCTCCAATAACTATTTTATTAGTGGGATCTTCTAATTGTATTACAGCTTTAGAATTTTTAAAAGCATCCACAAAAAACATCTTAGTCTGAGCATACAGATCTGCTGCTTTTCTGGTCGAATCTAATTTTACAACTTCTGAATAATTAACCACATTATTTTCTTGAGAATTTATCAAGCAGAAAAAGAGTGAAAATAAAACAAAAAATAAAGATTTCATAATATAAAATTTTTCAAATATATAAATAAAAAAAGCTCTCAATTTACTAAGAGCTTTTAATTTTTTTCACTTCTTGGCTGCTTTCTATTCCAGCTTATATGAATCTCTTTCTTGAATAATATCTAGAAAACTCGGATTACTCGTTATCAACTCTGTCAGATATTTAAAATGGTTAACCACATTAAAAAACACTTGTTTTTCTGCACTATCCTCCGGAATTAAAGTAAACACATCATTGACAATTTTCGTAACAGCATCTACATTACCGAATTTTTCAACCAATAAAACATTAAGCTCAACCATCTTTTGCTCCAAATCGCTTACAGGATTCCTCCTATCCGGCATTATGAAAGCAATCTGCTCGAAGGCCTTACGCCTATTTTTTGACTCTTTATTAAGAGAAAGTAAAATCTGTAGATATATTTCTTTTGAAATACTTTTCTTTTCATAAGCTTTTTTAAGCTCTTCTCTCAGAAGTTTAATGCTATTATTTGCTGCCATGGTCTATAAATTCTTTTTCGTATAGTTCTATTATTTCATTTTTTCCATTTTCTTCTTCAATCAAATTAAAATAGTACTCTCGTACAAATCCATAAAAAATTAAAATTATTAATGAAATTCCAGTAACTGATATATAGAAAATCCAGTCTGGATTTTTTAAAACACCATAATGAAAAGCCACATATAATCCAATAATATTGATATAGACGAAAATTGGTACAATATAAGAAACCCAATAGGCTCTTAAATATACAGCAGGAATTAGTGTAAAAGGCACAACTAAAAGTGAATACTGAAACACAGCCACGTTCATATTCGGGAAACCGGCATAAGCTGTACCTTCCAAATCATATCGCAGAGAAAGAATATTATTCATAATGGGCAATATGCCGGAAAAAACCATTAAAAGAGTGCCTATCTGAGTCATAAACACTCTTTTATGGATGTAATCTTTACGGCCGAGTAGGAGGTGTTCCCAACTGACCTGGGTTAACCGTTTCACCGTCGTCTTCACTCTTTGGAATAATTTGCGTGCCATTTAATAAAGGTCCTGTTTTAATAGAGTCGGAAACTTCTCCCTTATTATAGGAAGAAGAAGTGTTATCCCATATCTCTTTGTTATCAATTTTTTTGTTACTAATTTTTGTTTCTTCCGAAGAAATTTTTTGTTCTTCATCTCTCTCGGTACAAGAATAAGTAATAGCCATAAGCACTACAGCCGCTAAAATAAGTTTTGTTTTCATAAAAATTTTTTAAGATATAAATTAATTTATTTAAATGTTGAGTTGTTACAATTATTGGTAACAATTTAATTATTCATTAAAAAATAATACAATAGCTATTTTAGCAAACATTATATATCACTATTACTTGAATCAAATGTAAACATTTTCTATTTATAGTGAACTATTTTTTTCAGTCTTGAGTAATATATATTTCTTCTAAATTAGAAATATTAAAAATCTTCCTTAAATTTAGCTATTGCATCGGATAATTGCTTATCCAGTTTTTCTGTTAAGGGGCGTTCTCCTTTTAAAACTTTACGAACATGATTATAGGTTAGTCCATATTTTTCACAAAATGCCGAAGTATTGACAATGGCAAAGTATTTTTGGTAATATTCTAAATCCATATGCCAAATATACACAAAAGGCCGATAAAACGGACATTAATTTTTGCTTTCAATTTCGCCCTTTAACTCCGAAATAATATCTTCGGTAAAGCTATATGCCAAATTCTTCATAATTGCATTATAATGCGCAGTAAAAACTTTGTTATAAGTTGGATAAATTCTTTTCTGCCGGTATTTAATGATAGAATTCGGATAAGCTATCCTTTTCATTTCCATTAGTCTCAGAAGTCCTTTATGACGATAAATTAAAGTATTATCATTAATATCAAAAGTTCTCTTTTCATAGCCTCTATCAGTAAAAGGAGCCATATTCTTTTGTTGATAGTCATACATCTTTTTTGAATGGTCCCTAAGGGTTCGATCCACAAAAGCGTTGAATATCATACGCTCATTTCCTTTACGGCTTTCTATAAGATCCATACGTTAAAAGTCTTCATGTTTTTCTTCGTCGACCTCGATCATCCAGCCATTACATTGTGACTTCTTTGTCAGCGCATTTACTTTCAATGAAGAATAATCAAGAGTCATGGCCAGACAGTTTCTGTTTTCGTCATCAGACGAAAATAATTTTCTCAAAAATTTTTTAACAACAACTAGAATTCTTTGAAATAAATCAATGTATTGATCCTGTGTTTTAAATGTTTTGGTATCTACTTTTTCCATCAGAAAAAACTGCAGAAAACTTCTCATCCCACTTTCATCTTCTTTCCCAAAACCGTTAAATGATGGCAATACAACCACTAAGATCATATTATCAGTTACGGAATGATCTTTCAACTCTGCTGCAAGCTCATCATCATCAACTACAAATTTCACAGATTTTACCTCCGGAAGATCCGTCCTCATTTCTGCTACTATTTCTCTAAGTGTATTTGGTTCAATCATTTCCAGTACTATTTTTATTTTTCATTGCATCAAGCTGTTTTTGCTCCCTCATACTACGGACTACAAGGTCGTACATCCGAATCAAAACCTCAAAAGCATCACTTTCCCTTAGCTCGTCTAAAGTCCCAAATACTCCACTTTCTGCTAACTGAAACGATGTTGACCGAAGACCTAAAGCTTCAGGTTCATCTGATCCTGAGTTATCTCCGATATCCTGTTTTTGACTAAAGATTAAAGTAATATCTATTTCTTTCCCATCAACCAAAAGCTGACATTGTTTTGTCAGGTAGTTAAAAAAAGAGACGAATAGCAGATAAAAGCCATAGATATATCGTACATCGAGGAATTTGAAAAACTCAATCCGTTTTTCCATATTAATTTTGGAATACCTTTCACCTGGTCTTTTATAGAAAATAGCAAAGAGCTTAATAAGACTCTCCATTTCACCAGTGGCACTATAATTATTCAGTTCACCCAACCCGTCTTCCATTTCTCCATAGGTCATTCCCTGAAACTGATCTTTAGGTCCGATGAAAGTTAGTGCTCTGTACTTTACATTTTTTATTGGATTATGTGTATACTCCTGGATTAGATGCATCCGGCTTTTTTCATCTACAATAAAAAAAGAATTCAGCAGTTCTGCACACATATATACATTTTGCATTTTTTCAATCTCCGCCTGTTCAAAGTCACTTTTTTCATACTTCATATTCATGAGAGAATAGAATCCCAATGCTCTGAACTGATTGAGATCTATTTCTGCCATCTGGTAATTCAGAACCAGTTTCGACATGTCGAGATATTGCCGGCGATCACATTCTCCCATATTCTCAGGGATAAAGAATCTTTTATTTAGTTCTAAAACTTCAATTATATGCATAATCTATTTTATTCACATTGAAACATAACCATCGTTCTCATCAAAATTGATACGCCTTCTTTCAACAACAATTCCCTTTGCTTTTTTAACTTCATTTTCAAGGGAGAGCAAAAGAGATTTTAACTCTGTTTCATAATAATTTACTGTTGATTCTATATCGTAACCGGTTGCTGCCTTTTTATTTTTCTTTTCTGCTTTCATCGCACCTTCCGGGAATAACTGAACTGATAATTTTTTCAACCCGTCTTTCATAGCAAAGTGAACACAACTGTTTTGTATTAGCCCGTAGATGTAAGAGTCTTTATTTCCTTTAAATTCAGAAAATTTATTTCCGGTCCGTGTCAGAATCTCCTTTTGCTCAAATAACCTCATAGATGGCGCTAATTTATAATAAAGGAGGTAAGAATCATTGATATGCACATACTTCTGAAACTCTTCAATATTAGGTACGAAAAGACCTGAAAACTGAACCATATATTCTGACTGCTGTAAGTCTCCATCACTAATGATATAATCAAAAATTTCATTGACTATCGAATAATAAGATTTCTCCAGAGCTGCATCAGATTTATCTATCTGCCATTCCCAAGGCACCCTATTATGATCATCATTTCTAAAACTTCTACCCTGAGAAGTAAAAGCGAGATCCGTAAGAGGAGCATAATGCCGGAAAGCATCCAGCGCTACTGCATACCTAACTATAGATATATATTCATCATCAAATTCTTCAGCATCATATAATTCCAAAGCTTTATTATAATTATCGGTTCCAATCAATTTAATAATTTTCTTTGTAGCTGTTCTCAGTTTTTGCCAGATATGATTAATATCAATATCAGCATCATTTATCCCCAAAACATCCAAAACTTCGGAAGAATCAGGATTCTCTTTATTAAATAAAAGCTTTATTTTCATTATACTGGTTTATTTTTCACTCTGTCTTTTGAACTCTGATCTTCCTGGCGCTGAGCTTCCTCATGGAAAAAACCAAGCTGAAGTCCTTTTTTAGGATAGTTTATTTTTAAAGCTTCATTTACAGCCCTGGTAACAACCATTTCAGGCATTTTTACACCTATAAGCTTAAACATGGTATATGCATACAATTGTTCAGATCCGCTGTCTGATTTTCCAGCATCAGTAATGCCTCCTAAGGATTTATGAATTCCGACAGCTGCAGAAACTGCACTATCCGCCTTATCTGCTATTTTTATCTGTGTTTCCACAAAGTCTTTTATATTCTGATCAATTGGAGTGATAGTCCATCCAAGTTCAATTAAATTACTTCCATCTGGAGAAACTAATGTCTTGGTATGCCATATCTTTCCAGCATTTTCATCACTGGCCAAAGTTTTTATAATACTTTTAAAAAGAATTTCCTCATACTCATCAAGCATACTTTCTTCGTAATCAATATCCTTAGCTTTACATTCTTCCTGAAGATCTTCCCTTTTTTTGTCCCAAAATATAGCTGGGGATGTGACATGATATTTTGCATTAATAGAATTCTTAGCCAGGGCTTTCAAAATTAGAGGTACAGCCGTAGCCCTATTGATCCATTCCAAGGCACCCAATATTGTAGGAATTGCATAGAAATCAGTAGCAAAAGAGTACAGCTTTGAATAATAAACTGATATCGGACTTTTTCCCGGATTTCTAGAATCAAAAAGTGGATAATCTTTATAAGATTTTGGCTGGAAAGCTGACCAGGCGTCAGAAACAAGTGCATGAGTAGCCTCAGAAGCACCGCTTTTCCTCGCTAATCTGGCCCACAATGGGTTAATATGTTCAATCGAATGAACCCAATTTACCCCAACTCGGATGGATTTTGCATTAACCATTTTAGAAAAACTACCCTGCATGAAGTTGAAGTCCTGAATTGTTTTCTCCAGATAAGTGAGGTGCCCCCAACTCTCCAACCATTCCTGTACTTCCGTATCACGCACCCATTCTCTTTGTGGTTTTCCGTCAATATATACTGTTTTATATAAATGAGGACCTTGCCCCCAAAGCAGCTGTTGCTTTTTTTCCATTACGCCAGGAATATTGGGATTCCGGTAGATGGTATCTCTCAGCAACTGTGGCATATCATTAAATCTACCATAAGGCAGGAGTTCCAATCCATCCGCAAAAGTGAAAGACTGGGACCATGTAAAATAATCTGCCATCCCATTCCTTGGAGAGTCAGGCGCAGTTTCTTCTACCTGGTATGAAAAACAGGCCATAGGATTCGAAACAACTGCATTTCTCCCATGTTTTTCTACCTCCATTATTTGTTCACTCATGGTTTGATTTTTATTCCATTAAATTCAGTAAGCAATGGATAATAAAATTGACGCCTATCACCTGTAAGACGCACAAAACTTACTAAAACATCATGTTTTTTGCTTTGATTCCTGCGGTAGCCCTGCATGAGAAAAATGCTTTCTTCAGTTTTAAAACCCCCGGATATTTTTTCAGTTTCACTATGAGACAGATACTTAATATTGAATGGCACACCTTGCCGCGTCATTTCTCTCATAACTTCCAAAGCTCTTAAGGGAGTCATTGTCTTTTTATGCTTATCCATATGGCGAAAATAAAATGCGCCACACTAAAAAGTTGTGACGCATTTTTTTAATATGATCTTTAGTTTTTATGTTCGCCATCTTTCGATAAGAACAATTTTACTGGCAGTACTATATACTTCAAATGTGATTGTAGAGCCTTCAATGGCTTTCCATTGTAAACCATCCTTTGTGATGATCATCACTTTTAATCCAGCCAGATCTTCAGATATAGTCCCCGCCTTAGCTGCATCTTTTTCCTGACCAATAAATGTCACCTGATTCTGCTGATTACCCTCTAATGAAGTAATCTTTAGAGCCTGTGCTGCTACTGTGTTTTTTACTTTTTGAACCACCGAAAGGCCGGTAAGAGCAGTAGTAAAATCTACCTCAGTATATACCATATCCTGAGTAACTAAAGGACCATTGTATAAGAAGTAAATATATTTACTTCCGATTTCCTGCTCGAAAGTAAATTCGAATTTACTTCCATCTTTACCACTCTTATGGTTTGACTTAAAGATCAATGGCGCACAAGGTCTCCCGAGAACCTTAACATTATCTGTACTTTGACACCCAGGAATAAAAATAATAAATTCTTTATCCAAGTTGTTCTGTGCAAATTCTAAAGCTTCACGTTCTGTACCTGGATGGGTGCCAATAAATTTAACTTTATGGCTTCTTGCATCCTGATCTCCCTGAGATTCATAGGAATATTCCTGTGAAGAATTTGTGATGTAAATAGGAACCAATGCTGTTCCTTCTTTATAAACAGGCTGACCGTTTAACATCACATTGTTAGCATCGGTATCAGGAAACGATACCGCATTGTCAACAGGTAGTAAAAAAGCGAATCTATTTCCTGTTGTCGGAGCTCCAGCACCAGCTGAAGGCTTTATTAATTTTTTTAAAGTATATGACATGATTAATAATTTTAAGTTCTTAAAATCTCAATTAATTTCGTTTGAAAATCACTGGTTACAAATGATTCCAAAACAATACTGCTCCCTTTTATGGACTTCCATGGCCTATTTTCCCGGAGAATTATTTTTGTTCCTGTAATTAAAGTCATAAATCCCCCCATAGCATTATCTGAACCTATGAGAGTGATTTTTTTTCCAGGTGTCGAAAAATCTGAAACGCTTCCATCTGTAAACATTAGATCAGATCCCGAAGTAATATTATAGAGTCCTTCCGGAGGAAGATTCCCCATAGCTGGATTCCAGTATTTTATATTTCCTTCTGCATTCAAGGCCCCGCTGTAATGTAAATAAACATCCTCAGAAGGCACTTCCTGCTCAAAGGTAAATTCAAATTTACTCCCATCCTTCCCGCTTTTATGCGAAGATCTGAAAGTAAGCGGACAATTTGGAGTCCCTAAAAGCTTAGATTTATTAGTATTAATTCCTTCCGGAATAACTATTATAAAATCTAAATCCTGATTTTTCTTAGCGAATTCCAAGGCTTCAATCTCAGTGCCTGGATGAGTACCTATAAATTTCACTTTAAAGGCTCTGTTATCTTTTTCACCGACTGATTCATACGAATACTCCTGAGATGGGACAGTAACATAAAGCTTAACAACGACAGCTCCCGGCTTCAAAACCACATCTCCAATTAAGTTAACTTCTGTAGAGTCTGCCGGAGGAAAATAATGAATATCATCAGCCAAATATGCATATGCAAATTTTGACTTTTTCCCTGGGCCCCCTACGCCAACACGATTTTTATTTAAAACTTTTACTGCCACTTTATGATTTTTATAAAAAGGCTTCCTGGGAAGCCTTTAATTATTATCCTCTCGATGTTTCAAACCAAACGCCTTCAAATTTTCTCAATTTGATAAATTTAGTATCAGAATCAAGAACAGCATTTGATTGAACCACAATTTTTTCAGTTGCAGAAACCGTTAATGCATTTTCTGATCCGTAGATTGTCAGTTCTGCTCCTTCATTTCCTCCCACGATATCTTCCAATGTACCCGGAGAAGTACCTTCGTACTTTTGACGAGGTCCATCAGAAAGATCCAAGGCTAAATCATTGAATGTTTTCACGGCAGAAACGATACCAGGGAAATCACTATTTCTAGCAACTTCTTTATAATTACCATCAGCCTGAACAACCATTGTTATTGAATATGTTGTTTTAGGATTAAAATCAGTAGTAAGATCCAGATTACCTCCGTTACCTCCCGTTTTCTTCTTAATTACAGAAGATGTTGACATCTGCTGATTTCCTACAATTTTAACAACAGTTCCGGCCGGCATTCCCGTTAGCTTAACTACATCAGAAATAAGTTCCGGATGAACGTGAATTTTGTTATAATTGATCTCGATTGGAGAAGACATTACGCTGCCAAAAAGAGGAATTGAGACAGTATCATTAAATATCGGAGCATCGTTAACCCAGATGAATTGAGCAAGCCCTTTAAATTCAGCATTCGGTAATTCAAAACCCGAAAAAACAAATGCACAACCGAAACGGTAATCAGCGTGGAAAAATGTATCTCTTTTTAAATATTCAAATCTGTACTTCTCTTTTTCTTCAGGCAGGTATTCCAAGATTTCTACATTATCATCTGCAGTAATAAAGATCAGGTCAGTCCCTTCCAGATCTACCATCCCATAGAAAGGCAAATTCGGGTATCCGTCAATGTAGTTGATATCATTTCCGCTGTAGTCATTATTTTGGGAGTTGATAAACTTATAATTATCTTTTACTTTTACGATATTAGATGGTGACATATAAATTCTTCGCCCAGTTGCATTCCTTACCGCTAACGGTAGGCTTTCAACCATACCTTTGACATACTCATATGCATTAGCATTGATAAATTTCCCCAATGGAGAAATATACTGAGCTACAGTTTTCTTAATATTAACGAAAGAAAACAACTGATGTAGAACTCCTGACTGGGCATTTAAATAATGCCCTTTTGTCTTGATACCGGCAGGCGTAGGTACAAAAATCCCTTTAATAGCTCCTTCACGATCTTCCAGTCTCGCCTTGTCACTGATTTTTTTAAGAAGGAAAGCTACAAAGGTGTACTTGTACGGAGAAGATCCATCCATCTTATATATAGAAGCTAACCAAGAAGTCTCCAGCTCCTGTAGCTGGTACCCGGTGAATTCCATATCAATCTGAATTCTGTATATTCTTCTTTTTTCTGCAGCTAAGAATATTTCAAACCCAGGAATCCAATCAGGCTTTCTTGCTTGAGTCACGTTAGAAATATCCATCACAGCATCCTGAATCTGATCTACTACGCCAAACCTTTTCTCCCAGAATTCCGGTAAACCATATTTTTCAATATACAGATCTCTGATGAAACCCGGATTCTGAACCTGATATTCTTTAAGATCTTCATTTAACCTCGTAATAGTTGAAACATCTGTAAAATCAGTTTTACCTGCTGTTTTTAACCCAGCCGCTTTAGCATTCCAATTTCTTCCTTCGAAAGAAAATAATTTTGCAGAAGCTTCAGGCATACTTCCAAACAAATGAGTCGCTGAGGAAAGCGAAAGGGCCAATGCGGTTCCTACTAAAGCTTTATTCATAATACTTTTTACTGATAATTCATTTTCAGGTTCTCCTTTAAGTTTTTCAATAGTAGCCTGCTGTTCAGCTACTAATTTTCTTAAATCTTCTGAAGAATTTTTGGGAGATTCGGAGGGAGAATCAGTCGGAGACTCTTCCGTTACAGGATCTCCAGTCGTTTTCCCAGCAAGGATATCCAACACGTTTTGCTTTTCAGCTACTTTTGTGGCATCGTCCTCCTTTTTAGCTGCAGCAACCAACGCAAGATGACTGTTTACATTCTTCATTACACTCTCATACTGATCACCAGGAAACTCTTTTTTTAACTCCGCATCCTGAGCAGCATTTAACGCAAGTTTACCATCGTCTCCCGTTGGTAACTCTTTCAAATCCAAAGCTGAAAGGACATAAGCCACTACAGCCGAATAGATCGGTTTTTTCATCGTTATTAAAATTTATTTTAGTTATTATTTATTTCTCCCAATGCTTTTGCGAGATCAAAAGCCTTTTTCTCATTTCCAATACTGTGAATCATTTTGAATTTTAAAGCATCTTCTGCATTGAAATTGTCAGCCTTGAATATTCTGTCATCTGATGCAATGTCAGGAAAGGCTTCTTTTACATCTGCTACAAAAATATCCCTGATAGGCTTTTGCTCTGCCTTTAGTCTTTCAATAAATTCCTTATCCTTCCCTGCGTAGAAGTCCTGCATAGCCTGGTTTTTAAAGTCAGAACCAGGTGCATTGATAATCATAATGCTATACCCCTCTTTTTTCATTGCTTCTCTGGCATCAACAAAAATGGCCGTAACCCCGATTGAGCCAAATCCAGAAGAAATATTTCCTTTCGCCATCACATGATCAGCTAGAATGGCGGCAATCCAATAATGGAGTGAGTAGCAATCATTACACAAAGCAACAATTGGTTTTTTCTTTTCGCTCTTGAATTCTTTAAAGGCATTAATCGCAGAAACGGCTCCCCCTGGACCATCGATATCCAAAACAATTGCCGATACCTTGTCATTACTATTCAACTTTCTTAAAGCAAGTAAATAATCATTGGCACCATAGCTACAATAATCTCCATATGCCAACATAGGTCCCGTCATCTGAATATATCCTATTTTCTTTTCTTCTTCTTCAACACCAGCTATAGGTCCTCCTCCAACATTCCCTCCCTCATACATAGCATTGAAAGCATTTCTATCAACAGACTGCCCAATTATTTCCCCTTGCAAAATTCGGTTTCCCAATTTTTCATATTCAGCAATTGACGCCCAATTCATCAACCATTTACCGCGTAAAATCTCGAAAGCAAGTGTATTTGTATTCATGGTAATATTTATACCGCAAAGATGTAGGAGGAAGGAAAAAAAAGTTGTGACGCATAAAAAAGGCATCCGTAAACCGGATGCCTTTAAAAAACTATATCTTAACTTCTACCTTAAAGTTTTTGAAACTTTCAAAATGTGTTTTTTTATCGCTTCGAAATCTGAATCTGTAAACTTATTATCATTTTCCATTTTCATCTTTTTGTATGATGCTGATAAACTTACTGATAATATTTCTGCAATTTTTTTTGCCTGCATTCCAAGTTCAGTTATAATCTTTATTGTTTTTTCGTGTGTATTCATAGTAAATATTATTTAAGATCAATTTGCCCGAGGATAATTCTTGACTTGTACCATTTTCCAGCACGTTTCAAAATACTAATTATGTATTCAGGTTTATAGTCTTCAATGTTAAAATTTACATCATCAAGAACAAAGTAAAACAGTTTCTCTTTTATTATTATCTCAAATTCCAATTCATCCCGTAAATGTTCATTTTTCGAATCAAATTCAATAATTCGGATCTTGATTTTAGGAACAAGATTATGTAGGATTATACTTTTATTCTGATCAAAAAACGTAAATTTTTCCATTTTTAATTTTAACATTAATATAACAAAGAAAAAGCTTTTGAAAATAATAAGAATATATTTCCACATTTTTTGTTAAAAAGCCCCTCTTACGAGGGGCCTTTTTATTTACCAGCCTGATTATCAAGCTCTGCAATGCATTCATACAACTTGTCTAATTCAGACCTACTCATTCCATTAAGACGAAATACTGAACCTGTAATCCTGTTTGAAACTGTTATGTAGTAAACAGGTCCCTTTTTTGAGTTTCCATGACCTACAATTCTTTCCACTTTAAACGATCTGTACTCGTCAAAATCTCCTTGGACTTCTGCACTCTTTGCCATTTTTTTAATCCCTCTATTTTCTCATTGGGGTTCGGTGTTAAATTGTTGTCAAATTATTTTGACTTTGTAAATCTACAACTAAATAATTATCCGTGCAAATATTTGCACGGTTTTTTTTAAAAAAAAGACTTTTCTTTACTTACGCTTTTTTTTGATCATGCCTCTTTTTTGTATAAAACCCTCATAATTTCCTCTGCCCTTGTCGCACTCTATTTAAACCTATCTTCTATTTCTGGAAGCTTTGGCCAATTCACGTACTTTAACCACAATTTAGCAATCTTGTTTCCATTAAGTTCAACTGATTGCGGTTCAACCTCTATTCTTGTAATCATATGAGGTTGATATCGATATTCCATCGCCCTTTTCTTCTGCTCAGAAAAAAACACATCAATTTCCTGCTTTTTCTTAACTGTCTGTATTCTCAGAAACTCATCAGTTAATTTAACTACAACTCCCGTAATTTCCATGCATCAAAATTGATACAAATTGAAACATTTACAAAATTTAAACTGATACTTTTTATATCATTTTTAATTTTTACAGGATTGAAGGGCGTGTTTGAACACGTTTATTAGTCATAAATGGGATGCAACATTTTTGCTGATTTACTTTTATTACGTTATTTTATTTCGTAAATTGATATTAAATAATTAAGAAAATGGCAAAAAAGACCGGTAAAATTGTATTTAAAGGCGGAAGTATCAAAGCAATGCTTAATGGAAAGTTGGCTGAATTAAACAAGAAATATAAAATTGACTTAGATAAAGCCGATCATCGATTGACTAAATGCACAGAGAACCCCGATACAAAAGGGTGTTAATTCAAAATAAAAGCCTCTTAATTGAGGCTTTTATTTTGAAAACTTATTATAAGCAGCTTGCATTTTCACATCATAGTTATTCGCTTTATATCCGGGACCGTTGTAGCCCTTCGCGAAGGCTGCCCAATTTTTATTCCGGAGGTGGCCCTGAAGACCGAAAGCTTTAATATATCTGACAAATGCATCCAGATGGCCAGCTTCTGACTCATACATTTTATTGATGAATTCCTGCAGAGTTTTGTAACCGAGTTTTTGCCAGTTATCCCCCATCACCTGGAACCTCCCCCAGGAACATGACATCAAAGCTGCTTCTCTGTTTAATTCAGATGCTCTTTGAAGCTTAAGATGTTGATCAGATTCTTTGCCGTAACCTCCGGGTGCTTTATTACAAAGATCAGGATGTGAAACAGCATACTTGCCATTTGTGTACTTGTAGAATCTGTGACGCTCAAATAGGATCTTCGGTTCTCCGGATGGAAGAAATCCCGATCCCCGACTCTCAACTTCAGCAACCGCTTTTATCGCTGCTACTTCGCAGCCTAACTCTTCTGCAGCATTTATATAATCTTGTTCAGTTAGTGCTTTCATTTTTTAATTATTTCGTCGATTAGTATTTTAAAACAGAAACCAGTCCCGGCTCCCATTAGATATAGTGTTAGATAGAATGTTACTTCTGTCATAGTCGGACCAAATTGTAAGAAACCCCAAGCCCGAAGACCGGATAAAACTGATTCGCTGCAGGAACATAATAATATCCGGCTTGAATTCCGAGCCCGAACCGCTTAGGCTTGACGTCAATTCGTTTTTTGAAATGCTCCACTCCATTTATTTTCATATTCTTATCTGGTGAGGATATATCGATGTAAGTGTTTTCTTTTCCCAGGAGCCATTTCCGGTCCTGATACTTTACAATATCAACGATTGCATTATACTTATAATCAACGGTACTATCTGCTGTATTTGAAACTATCTGAAGGTATTTATTTTCATAATAAATCCGGTCCTTCTCCCGCTGGATCTTACTGGCTTTTAATTGCCCTTCAAGTACAAACTTTGCTCTTGTCAACTCATCAATCTTTTCGGTTGCTATATTAAGAGCCGGGGCAAGTGTATCCTGAACATAGGTTACATAATTTTTTGACACATAGTTCTTAATTATTTCACCTTCTTTTTGCCGAAAATTACCATGTAAAGTACTATCAACTTTGTTCATCCATGTATATAGTGCTATACTATCTCTATCTTCCTTTGATTCTTTATCTATCCTATCCTTCCTATCCAAACTAAACCATCCTGTGAATAGATTTGAAATTAATAGGATAAGCGCCAAAATCAAAATCGCTATAAATGCTTTATTTTTCATTTCGCTTGATTTAAGATTTGTTTTGCCTGCTCTTGAGTTTGCTCCCTCAGAGTGCTGTCGGCTTGTTTTATTGTTTCCTGTTGTATAAACCCAGCTTTCATTAAAAGTTCATCTTTCAATTTGTCTTTCTCTGCCCTTTCCTTTTCATATAATTCTTTCCAATATTGCTCTGCATCACTGCTTTTGCTCATGTTAATAAAATAGGTTGTCCAAAACATCAGGAAGAATACAGCTGCAACAAAAGCAATTGGATTCTTAACAATGAGCTGCTGAAATCGTCCTATTTGATTTATGTTTGGATTCGCCATTTCATTTTATGAGATTTCTAATTATAAATTCTTTCATTTTACACAAGTCCAAATAATTCCTCTTTGTTTCCGTCAAATTGCGCAAATCTAATCTGGCAATGAAGTGTAGGTAGGTTTTGCGCTATAACAAAAGACATATATGTTTTTCCTTCTGTCTCAATTATATGAGGCGTTGCGACCTGATCTACCGCATACGCATTTTGGGACTCCAACTCGTCTATCACGTCTAAAACTAGTTTTTTATTGACCCAATTAACAGGTGCCCCAATATCGAAACATTCCGCGTATATAATCGATGAAGGCAAATTACCCGCTACCCCGGTAGCTGCATGGTATACAACCATCCAACGATCATTATTTGAAGACCTCATTATTTTAAGACCACCATAAGTCCTACCCGCAGCGACCTGTAACGAGGATAGTTTTTGGACATTAGTCCATCCTGTTTCCCAGCTTGTGGACCTAACTAACCACATTTCCCACATGGGATTACCGGCAGGGCGGCCTTCTATGATTCCATAATAATATCCGTCAGAGTGTTTTTCGGGCCAAAAACCAACGTTGGCCATAGTTGGTACTATCGGCGGGAAGTCGGCTACTTTTGTGAAATTTTTTCCGTCCATAGATTTGAATATATACCCACCGGCGCCTAGTTGTGTGTAATCAGCAGCGGCAATGATATAAACTGCACCGTCTTTAACACCTGCCCATGACGACGTTGCTACGGTTACCCCGGCTTTATTTCGTTTCCCGCCTATGACGCAGTCATCTGTATACATCATGTATCCGCCGTCGACTCTGCTGGATATTGCAAGGCCAATTCCTGACTCTATGAAAATATTCGGATCGGATATACCAACGGTAAAATATAGGTAGTATTGGTCTTTAAACTTTATTACGTTCTGCTCTCCCATCACATCAAAACCATGCGCATTATTAACTAGAAAATTGTCACCCACTGGGTAACCCTCTTGCGGAAAAAGTTTGTCTTCGGGCGATGGCATTCCGTAAGGGTTATTGTTTGCCGTCCATTGCGCCACCCTGTCAAGTGATATTTTACGATTCCAAAACGCTGCTGATTTTACCACCTGCCCGTTATCCTGGTTAAGCGTAAAATTAAATGACGTCATTTTTCTGTTTACGTTATGAACGCCCATTTCGCGGTTATCTATAATTGCTCGGATAAAAAATGCATCTGCTGTGATCACTACGTTTATTGTCTTGCCCTCATAATCGTAGGCGATCGAGTTGCCTGCAAAAGCAAAGCCTACACTACCCGCTGCTAAAGTCACAGTAAAGACGCCATAATTAATGGTGCATATGGTTTTACCTGTGGGGTATTTTGCCGCAGGCATTTTTACGCTAAACGCGAAAGACCATATGTATTTTGCGTCGAAAGTTTTGAAATTTCCCGCCCAGTTAAGTCCCATTTTTGAAACGGTGTTATTGCCGAAAACATCTGGTTTATTGATGTCAGGAAAAAAAGAAACCACACCTGGATCAGCCTGTCTAAGCTTTGCATTATTGGTAATCTTATCTATTCTACGTGCTTCATAGATTAAAGGTTCTTCTTTCTTAACTATGACTTCAGCGAAGGACTTTACCTTAATAACTTCACCAGACTTCCAAACTTCTAACCCAATATTCCCCACCTGCGCTATTGTACCATTGGAGGAGTAATATAAACCATCTCCGCCTTCCACATAAGCTAAAGCTGATGAACTAGTCCCGGTGCTGTAGCATATAACGTCACCAACAAGCGCAGAAAACGATACAGAAACATCATTCCACCCAGCCACCAAAGGCACATTCTGCACAATAGTAATCATAGCGCCTGATCTTCGGGCTAAAAAAGTTCCTGTTCCTGCATTACTAACTAAAACACGCAATTTTGTTACTACTACAGGCGTCTGAATAACCCAAGTGCCGATCGAATTGCCGGTGTTTGCTGGCACATAATTACTGAATACAGTTGTGGACAGGTCCTTGCTGATTATAGGATTATTCGCCAGTTTTTGACCTGTACTATTAAAAGCAGTTTCCGTAAATCTATTTTTTTCGTCAAGAAGGAAGTCATAACGATCAGCCGCAGCCATCATCGTTGATGATTCGCTATTATTAGTTGGGTCAAAAATCTTTTTAGCTTGAGCCATAAGTAATCTGTCTACCGGTTCCCATGATGAGCCATTAAAGTAAAATCTAGTAAAATTAGCAGAATCAGCCTTAAGGTTCCCGCAATTAGGATAATTTGTTCCCGGAAAAGCAGAAGCTATCTTGGGTGTATACCAGCCTTTTCTCCAACCTGTAGATGGAGGTAATGTATCCGGGCTAATTGTTCCATGATCATCTAAAACATAATCCCCAGACTTCACCAATTTTTCATTGCCTTTGTCTGTTTTAATAAAAATGTCATTTCCAATTCTGAAAACACTTCCTTTTTTAGTATCAGATGGAGAATCATTCAATATAAAAGAATCTGATCGGATATTCCCAATAACATCCAAAGATTCTGTCGGGTTATTCTTATTTATACCAACCTTTGCCAAGCCAAGATTATTAAAAAAATTGAGAAAATAACTTTTCAAATTAAAATTACGATTATCACTAAGTGATAAATCAGCATTTCCTAAATTTTTACCATCGCTACCTAAAATGTTCCTTAGATTGGCCTTCTGAGCTTCAGTCAAATTAGAGCCATCTAATTTCATATAGTCTTTTAATTGATCTAAAAAATCTCCCATATCTACTTCTATGTTATTATTTAATGTAATTAACCCTATATAGAGTTGATAAACTGTATCAGAACCTATTTCCTGTTCGAAAACAAAATTGAATTTTTCTCCTGCCTTTTCACTTTTATGTGAAGAAGTGAAAACCAGTGGAGCATCTGGTGACCCCAGAACCTTTACACCTTTATCGCAGGAGGGAATAAGTACAACAAATCCTTCCTCCAGATAATTTTTTGAGAATTCCAACGCCTCCTGCTCGGTGCCTGGATGAGTTCCATTAAATTTCACTTTGAAATTTTTAGAGTCTGGATCGCCGATTGTTTCGTAAGAATATTCCTGACTGGATGTTGTAAGATAGATCTGGATCATACCAGTATTCTCTTTCATAATGATATCATCGATAAGAGCAATTCCCCGATGATCCGCTACAGGGAATTTTTTGATATCGTTCACCGAGGCCAAATAAGCAAATCTCCTTCTAAGAGGGGCTGATCCTGTTCTCACTTTCTGCAGAATATTGAATCTCATTCTTTAAATAGTTTACACAAATTTTCAACTTCAGCTGACATTTTATTGTGACGCACAAAAAAACCGCCTAATGGCGGTTTAACACACAAATAAAAACTATATGAAAAAAATTAGTTTCGAGATAACCTTCCTTGAAGCTGAGCACATACACCACCTCCATCTTTCATCCGGTAATATAACTTACGGAGTTGCATTTGCGAAAACCCACACTCAAAAAGATCATATTTATCAATAAATTTCAAAATTGCTTTTGAAATATTCTCTTCATCATCCTTATAAGCAATAACGTAGCTATAAAATACAGTCCTAAACTGTTGTTCAATAAGATCGTTTACCTCTTCCTTAAATTGGTCTGGTAAAAACACAAAGCTTTTGCATAAATTCTCTACTTTAAAAAACTTTCCTTGAGCTATCCATCTGCGACGAGTTGTATTTTTAATTTCCAGAAAAAAATTAAATTTTTCAACATTCCTTACTGGGTAATCAATTTTATCCAATCTTTCAATAATAAATCTTCCAATAAGGGAATCTTTGGAAAGATCAAATGTTTTACACTTAAACCCAGCAAAAGTTTTCTCTGTCCCTTTAAGTTCTTTAATAAGGAAAAATACAAGGTGAGGTCGGAGTGTTAATGGAATAATATTGCTATTCATTTTTCAGTTTGAATGGTAAAAGCCGTGATACGGATATAGAATAACCAACAGTCATAAGACTCGTTTGAATTTCAGCCTCCATAGGCTTATTCAATGCAATATCATTTTTGTTTAACCGGACCACCTCTCCAGTATTAAGAGTAAACCTGACCTCAGATATGTACTTAAATCTTTCCAAAAATTCTTCACATCCTAAATAGTAAGGAAATGTAAAATCAAATTTAGCAACATAATAAGGCCCAGCATTCGCACCTTTAGAGTCTTGAGATAGCGAAATTGAGGTTATGGTAAAGTAAATATCATTGTACTCCACTGGAATAGTTTCGTCTGTAAAACCATCCGAAGGATTAATAAGAAAAGATCCCTCATCCAGAGCAGAAACCAATTCTGCTTTTATGATAAACCTAAATTTAAATTTACGTAAGTAATTCACTGTGTTTCAAAATTCTAAAGTAAATATACTACATTTTCATGTAAAGTAAACAATTTGTTTTCGAAATGGAAACAAAACAATAAATCGATGTTTTTTTTGTAAGTCTGTAATCATGTAATAACTAAATGATTATCAGTTATTTGTATTTTAATAAAGCTTGTAATACCACGAAAGAGGATTTGTAAGAGTTTTGTAATACTCTTTTTTATTACAATTATTTTGTAATTACTAATTAAGTATTACAAAAAATAAAATATACTGTAAGCCCTTACAATTCGGGGTTTTTGGTTCTTAATTACAATATTACAAAAATAAATAAATTTTATGGTGGGGTATGGGGATGGTTGGAAGCTTGCCCCGCCCCTTTCTTTTAGCAAGAATTTTGGAAATGTAAATTAAACCCCTGAAAATCGAGCAAAAAAAATCCCGGTGATATAGATATCACCGGGAGGATTCTCAGACAACTTAAATTAATACGGAAGATCGTCTTCTTCATCACTGCCTACTTCATTCGAAACGGATTCTGGAGAAGCTTCTACAGCTTTTGGCTTTTTATATTTAAGATTACCAATGAATGCCTTGTTTTCACTTTGGAATTCTTCTTTGTTCTGAACCTGAATTGAGGCGTTGTGCTGATACTGATCAGCCTCTTCTTTTACCCAGACATTGATGTCAACCATTAAACGCTTCCCTTTGTTCTTAAAATCAACCCAGGTGGCTTTTACTTTGCCGGTTTTCAAAGCATCTCTTAGTTCGGTATAATCTATTTGACCGTAAAATGATAGTGGTTTATTGTCGCTCATAATTTGTTTATTTTAAAATATTTAATGATTTTTAATGACTTGCTTGCTTGATCCAGCCATACTCTATTTGCTTTTCAACTGAAAGTCCCATGAATGGTACTGCATAGCCTTTACTTTGTAAGTATTGATACGTTTCCAAAAGAGGAAATCTAATAAAAGACCCATTTATATAATGACAACGCCAATATTCTTCCCCATAATTGAAGGATCCTTCTGGATTTTCTTCATCTCCAACTCCTTCTATGTTGTCAATTATAATTTTGTCTTCATCACTTATCATTGAAAGAGGCTTTAGTTCTAAGGCTGTATGTTCGACCTCTGGAATCCATCCACTGCACTCAATCCCTTTTAAACTAACAGAAACTAAAGTCGTGTGAATGATATCATTTCCATTTTCAGTCCTGAAAGAATCTGAATCAATAATCATATTTTGCCCTAAATGTTGAGCATAAAATTTTAATCTGTTTTCTAATGTATTTTCCATCTTAATTACAATGATTGATTTTTTATTATAAATGTCCAAATGCACGAGCTGCAGCTACACCGATCTCATACAGATCTCCCTGGTCTTCTTTAGAACCTTCAGGACTTAGATCGTAAATGTTTTCAATCCTGGTATTCAATCCATCCCACTTTTCAGCTTTAATAATTAATGTTTCCAGATCAGTTTCCGGATCAATACCTACTTTTGTTTTTTTCAGGCGACCTCCTAATCTTCTTACAGTATCAATGGCTTCGGATAATTCTTCCTTCATTTCCTCGATCTCTTCATCCATTTTAATTTCTCCTTTTTCAAGCTCGTAGCAGTTCACGCAAAATGTTGTATTCGGATACCATTTCTGGGACCCATATCCATCGTTTAAATCAAATAGTTCCCCGCAATGAATGCAAGGTGTTGGCATTTCCATTTCTTCAAAATCTTCCATAATTAAAAAGTATTTGTTTTTCTTTGTTGTAAGTATTCTTTGTGAATTTTTATTCGGTGGTGAAAATCAATAATAAGAAGGAGAAAATCTTCTAATGTTTTGGGGACCTCTTTGTAGGTATGTTCGAGATCAAAATATCCAAAATCTAAAAACCCTTCTGGGCGACAGGAACCCCTTGGCAGAAAAGTTATCTCAGTATCTTCCCATTTGAAGACTCCATAAGGCGGAGAATCTCCATAGTAAAACCGAACACTATCTTTATAAATATCAAAATCAAAATCTCCTATTATTCCAAAATCATAATATGGCTGTCCGTTTTCTCCTTCTTCATTCCAGCCCCAATGTTCACATTTTGTAAAGTTTTGGGTGGAATTATTAAAGACTTCCAGTTCGTCTATAAGGTCAGCTTTGAAGGGTAATTTGGGAGAAAGCTTCGTTTTTATAATGGTTTCATTCATAGGAAAATCTTTTGAATTATAAATATTGCGATTAGAATCACCACACATACTAGTATTGTTTTTTCCGAATATTTCATTGAAGAAAGTTTTCTGGTTTTTCAATTATTTCATATTCATAAACCCATACCCATGGATTTTCTCTCCAAGAATCAACCCCATTGATATGCTCCCAAATAGACTGGAAAGCTCTGGAGGCTTTTCTATAGGCTCTATGAACGAATATCTTTTTATTTGGATGCGGAGCGCCTTTATATTCTCCGAATGGTCCATCCAGTGAACAACCTTCAGCTATTGCATCGGCCTCAGATATATCTTGCAATCTCTCACAGCGAACATTTCCAACTTTCAAGAATGTTCTGGCTGCCTCTTTTGGCATATGAATGGAAGGCTTCCAACCTCCTTTTGGTTTATCATGTTCTAAAGAACAAACATTTGCTTTATAGATAAATCCTAAAGGGGTTTTGGCAAAGGTTTCTCTAACCCATACAACATCCCCAGGTTGATATTTTGATGTTCTTATAATCCAATCAGTAATATTTTTTTTATGATGGAAAGCGTGTTCTAAAAAGCCAAAATGCATTTCATTAATAACTCTTCTGGTCATGGTTTTTGCTCCACTCACATTAGCCTGAACCATGTCCGTAGAAAATAAAATTGGTTTTGTTTTCATATTGTTTATTTATAAAGTTTTGCGATTTCTTTTTTGAATTTTGATCTTATAGCAATTTGATTGTTTTGGGAGGGCCTGTTTTCTCCGGAAAGCCACTTTTGGATAGTGTTGGTGTTCACTCCGATTTCATCAGCAAATTGCTTTGAGGTTCTTCCGGAAGACTCTAATATCCGGGTAATAAATTCTTTTCCCATATCATGATTTTTTATCTCCGAGAAGATCTCCTCCGTAAATAATCGTCTGCTGCTGCAGCTTAACTTCTCTTTGAATTTTCTGAGTTATTATAATGTCTTTTTGCTTCTCTAAAGCTTTTAAGAGACCACAAAGATTTGTAAGATCCTCAATGCTTTTACTGTCTTTTGTTAGAGTTAAAATCATTTTTTCGGAATATTTCGGAGGGAGTTTATTTTGATCTTTCATTATGCTACTTTTCGATGTTCAAACAGTCGTTTTGCGGTTGCCTCGCAAATTTTCCTTGCCATTGTTACTTCCACCGCGTTACCGATGAATTTTTTCTGGTCCGCTTGGGTTCCAATCAGTACATAATCTTTCGGAAATCCCATGATTTCTTTTAGTTCTTGAATCTTCAGCATACGCATTTTGATATCCATCAATCCATAATGAGCCATGAATTCTTTGATCTTCTGCAACATGGGTGAATCAGTTCCGTAGATTTCATAAACAACGACGTTTCCTTCAACTTGAATAAAAGGCTGCATTTGTTCTTCTTGGCTAATTTCAACCAGGTAAGGCGGTGTTTTATCCATTCTTGCTATCAGGGTGAAACACGGCTTGTCCAGATCATTTCCGATTCTGCTATATTGAGCGTCCATCAGGTAATGCCATTTTCTGTTTGCTGTGATTGTCGGTGCGGGATCTTCCACGGCACTTCCGACATTTTTAAAATTGGTGTTCATGATCCATTCAGCGGAAACCTTTGCATATTTGGGATTTACTGTTAATGCTCCCAGAACTGTTTCAACGGAAGATGGTTTGCTTTTTCCAAACTGCTGATCAATGAAAGATGTTCCCACCAGCGCAAAACGATCTTTTGTTAAAACGGTGGGGCACGGCTGATCCAAGTCTTTTGGTTCATCCTTGTAATTGTAAGAAACAAGATATTTAGGATGAATAAAAGCAAGACGATCTTTCGTTGTTACAGTTGGAGAAGGATCTTCCGGGGAATGAATTCCACCATTTCCGTAATAAGTTGAAAGAAATTGTGGCTGCACCAACGCGTGACTATCTATTGTTTTAATAGTTCCAGCAGGACCTTCAACAGATATGTTTTTATGTTCTGGCTTTCCAGAAAAATATTTTGAAAGGAAATTGCATTCAACCTTTGCAAATCGGTTATTCGTTGTTACTGCATTGCAGGATTCTTCAACACTTTTCACTCGGTGCTCCGGATTCCCAGAATTGTATTGAGCTATAAAATTAGCACTCACAACTCCTAATCTTCCCTGACATGATACAGTTGGACATGGATCTTCAATGCTTGGCGGGATATGCTTTCTGGTTTTCCCATTGATTGAGTTATATTTTAGAATCCATTTATCTTTTCCGCCAGCAACAAACTTAATAAGGCCGTGATAGATCCTTTCAAGCGTTGCTTCAACAAGATCTTTTTTTCGTCCGAAAATGGAAATACCTTCATCATCGAAATCCAGCACCTCTTTAACCGGTCTCCACTTTTCCAAACTTTCAAACATTCCAGTAACTGGATTTTTTGATTGCGTGGGTTCAGGCCAAACCATTGGAAATTCCGGTCTATTAAATTGTGCAAAAAATCTTTTACGGCTTGTTAGTGCCCCGAAGTCAGCGGAGTTTAGAATACGGTAATCGTAAGCATATCCAAAGCCCTTGATGTGATCAACCCACATCGTATAAAGTCTTCCTTTGTCTTTACTTATTGGCTTCCCTTTTTCGTCCAAATCCCCCCAGCTCATGAATTCTTCAACATTTTCAATCTGAATAGAATCAGGACTGATTGCTTCAATGTATCGGTCGAGGTGTTCTGCAAGTGTTCTACTGTCAGCATCGCGGGCAAGACCGCCTTTTGCCTTACTGAAGTTTGTACATTCAAGAGAAGCCCAGAGCACAAGCTTTGCAAAAGGATATTGCCTTTTCATTTCTCCTACGTATTCAACCAGCGGGCCTAATTCCAATGTTCTTATATCTTCTGTGAAGTGAAGTGATTCAGGGTGATTTTCAGCGTGTGAGGCTATTGCATTTGCATCATGATTTACGCATGCAATGACCTTTGCGCATTTCTCCCCATGGATCTTTGCGGTTTCAACACCGGTAGACGTTCCGCCGGCTCCGCAGAATAGATCAACATACAAAAGGCTTATTGCGAGAGATCCAAGATTTATAAATTTGTTTTTCATTACAGTATTACATTTTTACATTAATAAGTTCTATTTTTTCACCACTTCCTGCTCATTCACGAAGACATAATTATCTTTTGGAGGAGCCAACACTTCTATACGTCCGACGTATTCCCGTTCGTATCTCTCAAGCTCATTATAATCCATAGGCACATCGGTATAAGCCCTAAAAGCCTGCTGATCCGTTAACTGCCCACCTTCATAAATAAAGCCTGTTTTTCGGGCTCCCCTGTACGTTATCACCACTACATCCCCCGTCCTAAGAAGCTTTATTCCAATGACATCTAAATTGATTAGAGTACAATTAAAACTCAGATATCCAAATTGCTTCCGTAAATCGGATCTGAATGGTGGCCATTGTGCAAATTTTGTTTCCATATCGTTATTTAATAAGGGTAATCACTGTCACTGTCACTATCTTTTATTTTATGAGCTTCACCAACTCCAAAAGGTCCTTCTACAGCAGCTAAGTATATATGTTCTGTAGATATTCCGTTATAGCTTCGCATGATTCTACCGTCTGAGGTGGTTAATTTATCTGCAGGATTTAGAATGTATCCTTTCAGTTCACAGAATTGTTTCAGTTTGTTTTTAAATGATGTTGCAGATATATTTTTCACAGAAGCATTGTAATCGACTAAATTTTTGTGCGCTTCTTTTTTATTGACTTCATTATTAAGCTTTTCATCAATAAAGTAACCTTCAGCCCACTCCAGGAATATAGTTCCCATTTCAGAAATAAGATTTCTCTTTTTAATATTTCCTTGTGGTGCTCCTATTTTCTCGTTTGTAGAAAGGTAGAACTGAAGACATTGCATGGCAAAATTGATAAACAGGTTCCACTGCTTGTCATCCCATTCAGTGAAGAACATATTTTTAAAATCATCTTTCGGTTCTCGTTTGTCAAAACCATCTTTAGCACCATGATACCAGTCTGAAAAAGCCACAAACAAAATTCTTTCAGTGGTGGACGAATCTAAACCTATAGGAGCATAGTTTGTTGTGATTCCAATTTTTGGAGACTGATAAAAAGGAATTAAATAAGCATTTTGATTTTTTGGATTCACATTCAGATCTCCTGTAATATCAGTGAATAGTTGACTAAAAGGAAACTTCTTATCAGCATCATCAAATAAAATATAATCTGTCTGCTCAGTAACTCCATCATAAAGAAAATCACTTTCCAGCAATCCCTTTTTTCGAGCTCCCATATATTTAGAATTCATGAAAAGCCTTATAGCTTTATTTGACAGCAGTGATTTACCGGTTCTACCGTGAGACTCTGAATCATCAACCACTTCATTATCCATCACATACCCGCAAAGTGCCCTTGAAGGATCCTTATATCGGTGCAGGTTATACCCAAAATACCAGCATTTATTGAGATAGTGTAATTCCTGTTCGTAAACTTGATCATCATCAAGACCGGTTTCGGAACCTTCCGTTTTATAATTATCCAGAATGAAATTATTTTCGTTCAAATAATTTTCAATTTTGGATTGAGGAAGATTCTTAATTTCTTCTTTCCAAAAAACACGGGAACCATTGATTAAGTAGTTTTGAAAATCGCAATCTTTTCTAAGTATTGTTAAATCCCAATTTCCATTTTCATCTTTTTTTGCCTTAAAGAAGGGATCTTCAATTTTAATTTCACGAGTATTAAGTATGTGACGGTTTTGCTTCTTAATAATGGTATTTAAAATATCGTTTTCCATCACATAACGACTATAACCTTTGGTGATTTCTTCAATACCTTCGGATGTAATCTTCCAAATGAAATTATCAAAAAAGAAGTACTGACTATTTGCTGTATAATCTGTAAAATCAAAATCCTTAACCTCCAAATTCACAAGCTTTTTGTCAGAGACGGCTTCAGAACCAATCAACATATTTAATAGGTCATCAGGATAAAGTGACAAACCTTTTTCTCGTTGTTTTCCATCCAAGAAACTATTGAAGAAATCTTTAATCTCTTGAGCAGAAACCTCCTTTAAAATGTGTTTATCCTGTTTTACAAAATAGTATCCATCTTTTCGATTTTCATCCTTAATACGGTAGAATCCATTAAGTTTTAAAAAATTAAAAGCATTTTTATAATTAACTTTATAGTCAGTTGTATTTCTAGCCTTGTTGTAAATACTGGTCCAAAATTTTCCTGGTCTCGCCAACTCTAAAAACCTTTCAACTTTTCTTTTTAAATCTAATTGAAGAGGATCGTCGAAGCTGCTATTAATCTTCATAAAATCAGTAAAGTCCTTCAGGGCATTCCCACGAAAATCTTTTCTTTTGGTAATCTCTTCCGGCAGCCAAGCAGTTTTAACATCCATATGCTCAAGAGCAATCTTTTTTCCAGCTTCCACACCCGTAGGATCAAGATCCGGAACATTTATAACCTCATAGGCGTATTTAAAAAGCAAACCAATCTGAGCCTCCGTAACATCTGCCGTTTCTGAATTAAACCATACCACAGCATCAGCTTTTCCTGTAGAGGCCATATTTATGGAGTCACGGTCTCCGGAGCAGATAACAACTCTTTTTATTTTATCTGTTGCTTTCTCAGTCCCTACAATATGACCTTGATCATCACGTACATCTACTTCTTTCTCAGTCATTTCCTTTAGGATATTAAGACCGAAAATGTGTTGCTTAGGTTTCTTACCTAAATAGGAAAAGCGATATTTTTTATCTGCTGATTTTGGTTGATAAATTTTCAACCACTCTTTTAGCGGATTAGCTGCTTCTACCTTTACATCTTTTTTCGATCCATGCAAAGAAATCTTAGGTTTACCCCCACCTTCTGAAACCACAAAAGCCATGATAGGGTAAGTTTCGGAACTCGTTACAGTAAATACGTCACAAAGTTCGATCTGTGTATTTTCAATTTTCTTAATCCAGGAATAAGATTCAAGCGAAACCAAACCATATTTTTTACAAACCTCAGGTGTCACCAACGGTCCCAAAATTTCCAATTCATAATCGGAAAATTCTTTCATATTATAGGCAAATCCATCATCGTTTAATTCTACCCCCTCATATTCACTAAACTGACATTTAGTAATATTCTTTACCCTGCTTTTATTCTTATCAATAAGGTTAAGTTCTTCACCCAATGCAAGAAGAGATTCAAAATAAGTTTTTCCGGTATAATGCGAGTAAATATGAATACCGTGTTTTGATTGCGAAAAGAAATCCCCTGAAGCTCCCCAATCTTTCACAAAATAAATACCATCTTTTTTAGAAACATTAGCACTCTCAGTACCTTCCTTTCTGATTTTAAAGTGTTTATTTATATTAGCTTCCGGAAGAAATCTTTCGATTAAATCCCAGCCTCCGTTTGTGGCTTCAAAAATCTGTCCCTGATTAATTGGAAATGATGACATACGTAACTCTTTGTTATTAGTTGATCTATAAATCTTGTTCTGGAACTATCGCATCCAGTGCATTGAGAAAAATTCCTACATATAGGATTTCATTTAGAAATTGCATTCCAGATTTCATTTCTTCGATTGATTCATTTTTAAAATCAGAAAAATTTTTAAGTGGATTTAAGTCTTTCCATTTTTTAAAATCCCGGACAATATCAGATTTGAGATTATTAACCTTTTCTCTAAATTGAACCTCTAAACCTTCTGATTTGTAGTGCTTTTCTGTTTCTGATTTGATTGAGTCTATATTCATGGTATACAGTATTAAATTTTTGAATTTTAGAGATAGCAAAGCGTGCTGATGCTTCTATAGTTTCCATTGCGCTGATAAATCTTTGTCCGGCTATTTCACCATTCCTAAAAGCGCTTATAAACTGCCATCTAAATTTTAGTTTTTTACGATGTTTTTTACTTGACATGATTTCAATTATTTAATTACTAATTGTTCTTCATCAAATTCAAAAGGCTCGATTGATAAAAGCAAAATCCCTTCTGATCCAGAGATATTAAAAAACCCTTCCTTATTTTCAAATGCTTTTTGGCACTGAATCACCGGATCAAAAGAGCCCATAGTGGCAATCTGAAAACATTCCAAGGCATACTTCTTTAATACTTCCAATACAGGATCATTATTTTTATCATAATCCCACGAGTAAAATTCTAAAGTTATGTTTGCTGTTTCCTGAGTAAATTTTTCTGAGTCGATTTGAAATACAGCTTCAGCTCTTCCAAAATCATATTCTATTGTGTGAGTTTCAATTGCCATTATCTAATTCGTATTTAGTTTTTATTTCATATAAGTAAAATGATATGCAATCAACACCGGTTAAACCAAAATCCCTATGGTTGGTTCCGTCTTCATACCAGGAAACATTCTTTGGATTGCATCTTCTATTTTCCTGATTGATAAAAATTATTTGAGCAATAATATTTTCTTTAAAAGATCGAATATCTTTTTTGTCCAGTAGCATCCTATCGTTGGGGATTAATAAATCCTGAATGCTTTTTTCGAGTTTATTTTTCGCAGCATAAACGCTGCCGATGTACACTAAATATTTTTTCATTACTATTTTTGTTTTGGAGTAAAAAGGACAGCCCCACACAAGGAACAATGCCAAGTCTGCCGAAGATCTTCTTCATTCCCACAATTACATTTTTTCCATATTTCGTGGTTGTGTTCTTTTAATAATTTATCAAATGAGACGTCCCCCCTCTTAGTCACCAATTCAGAAATGGAAAAATCTCTATAGGGTTTATTTTTATAGGAATTGATAAATGCCTGGATATCTTTATTCATACTACAGTATTTCTAAATTTTTAAAGAAAACCCGACCAACCATCGCTGGCCGGGTAAAAACTAATCGCCATGAAAAACTCAAATTAACAGTGAGTAGTGGGAAAGACAGGATTCGAACCTGTATCTAATTACCTCTCAACCAAGAGGGGTGTCTACCAATTCCACCACTTTCCCAAATAAAAAGCACTTAAAGATCTTCTGTGCTGATTGAAATTCTCACGATTTTGAAGAAACATTTTGCTTTTGATTCCTTTTTTGAATTTCTTTCATAAAGTGCTTTAGTTTTTGCTTCTAAATATGAAGCGAAAGAAAAATTTACAATAGACCTTCTATGTAGAGTTCTTTGGTCAATTGTTGTTTTGTTAAAAAGCCAAACTTTTGATATGTATTTGTTTTTAGTACATTGAAGGTTCCAACAGGTAAGCCAAGCCGATCAGCGATCGTTGAATTTTTGTCATTGGTACTTAATTCCTTTAAAAGATCTATTTCCTGATTTGAGATCTCTTTTCCTTTAAAGGCAATGGGCTTGCAAACAATATTTTCACCTTCACAATTACCTCTGTATTCACATTCACAATAATCATTAGAAATCTCATCAAAGGAAAAATCTGGCGTGAAATTTAAAGCTCCAAATCGGCATCTAGCAAGTGTTCTAAGCTTTACCTGTTTATTATCACCAAACCATTTAACCAGAATGACATTTAATTCTGTATCTTCATTTAGGATTTTTTCAAGCTCCTGATGTTCCTCTATATCTTCAAATTTTTTAATCGATCCTGATTCAATGACTAGAACGTCATTTTCGTGGTTAAAATATTCCTTGGATTGGTCGATCATCCCGGGATAGATTCTGATAGTCATAAGTCAATTTTTAATTATTCTGTTTTGCGTCTAAGTTTCTCTGTGCTACGAGATATAGATAGCTAATAATGACAGCATTATTAATCCTATCTTTCTTTACTTTTCGTATATAATCCCTCATAAAACCTTGTTGGTTTTTAACATTCTCTGGCAACAAATCGTAAACTAATTTTGAATAAACCTTTGGAAGATTTGCATCTATAAAGTCAAATGTTTCATTTGTATTCGAATGAATATCAATAGGTATATGAATTTTGTTTAAATTTGTCATCGTGTAATATATTACATCGCAAATGTAAACAAATTGTTTCTAATTATGAAACATTTTGTTTCATAAAATTTACATTTTTTTTATAACTATATGGAAATCAGCGAGAAAATTAAACTGTTTTTTGAAACAAACCGTTTATCTAATTCAGAAATTGGAGAGGAATATGGAGCTACTAAGCAAAGTATAGGTAATTATATCAATGGGCGCAGAGAAATTCCTATTGATTTTCTTGTATGGTTAAAGAAGAAATTTCCGGAGATAGACTACAACAAGTTATTCTCAGAAGACAATTCAAACGAGATCATTTTTAATGAAAATAATCCTTCAAAAGAATTAATCTTAAAAGAAATAGACAGCATTTTATCAAAGTATATAAAGTAAAAAGACACGAAAACGACACGTATCTTTTAAAAGTAATTAATAATCAATCACTTGCCTCTTATTAGTGACAATGGTACTGGGTACAAAAATCCTCTGAAATCATAGATTTCAGAGGATTTTAATTTTTAGCAGATTAAAACGTCTGCTATTTGTATACTCAATTAACTCCAACTACAGTCTGCAAAAAAGTAAAACTTTGAACGTTAGGCTTTTAATTAGCAAAAAGCCAAAAAGTTTTATTTATTAATTTTTTAAATGATAATTCTTACCATTATCTGGAAGATCCTTCAAACCAGCCATGATTCATATTGTTCCCGCTTACAAAAGAATTATCTTCTGCAATTTCAAAAACAATCGGTAAACTTCCCTGCTTTGGTAAAACTTCAGGCTTACCTTTAAGCAT